AAAAAAACCAAATATCAATTACTTATGTGGTATACTACCCACAATGAAGAAAATCATCCATATTAATCAGCATGTTATTAAAAGAAACACTAAGACAGGCGAAAGAAAACCAGTTATTACCTGCAAAACCTATAAGGATAATAAGTATGGACATGAGGTTGTAATAAAGGGTGATTCTAAGGTTGTCTATAGACCAGACAAGCCATTGTCATGTGGTGCTAGGGTCTGGATTGAAACCAATGGTGAAGTAGAGGTATTGTGAGCAAATCAAAGGGTAATCCTGCCTTCGTAAAAGGAATGGTATCATTAAATCCAGCAGGTAGGCCTAAAGGCTCTGTAAACAAATACACCGCCCTCGCAAGAGAGTTGATGTCTAATAAGAGTCCTGAAATAGTGGAAAAGGTGATTTCAAAGGCTATGCAAGGCGATGTACATTGCCTTAAAATGTGCCTGGATAGAATATTGCCAGTACATAAGGCTGTTGACTCTACACGAACAAAGAGTGATGCTCAAGTTATTATTAATGTGGCATCTATAGAATCTATAAAAGAAAAAGCGAGTGAATTTGAAGAGGCTGAATTGATTGAACCAGTTGAAAAAGACGATGACGAGGTAATAGTTAATGTCAGCGGAGCAAAAAAAAGCTGAATTAGACGATGAGTGCTGCATTTGTGGTGGTGAATATGATCCAGAGTGCGGTGGAGTACAAGGATATTTTGGAATTTCCCCTGTTACCTTCTGTGAATGGTGTTATTCTTCTGTCATGGATATGGCTAAATATCATTTAGGAATAAAAGACAAAGAATGAGCCATAAGAAACCACACCCTATAGTTAATAAACTAAAACATTCTGTTAGAAATCATAGAATATGGAGAATGAGGGTGGAAAAAAATCGTAAAAAGGAACAGAAGAAGGTAAATGGCTGAGTTAAACATTGATCTTCATCCAGCACAGCTAGAGATATTCAATTCCAAGAAGAGGTTCAAGATTGTCGCAGCAGGAAGAAGGTTTGGAAAGTCCTACCTTTCTGCTTGGTTGTTGTTGATTAATGCGATTCAGTCTGAAAGCAAGGATGTTTTCTATATTGCTCCTACATTTCAGCAAGCTAAAGACATTATGTGGGCGATGTTGAAGGATTTGGGTAGTGATTTGATTGTACAAGCCTATGAGAATACTGCTGTATTGACTTTAATTAACGGCAGGAAGATATATCTTAAAGGTTCTGATAGACCAGAAACCTTGAGGGGAGTAGGATTAGCTTATTGCGTGCTAGATGAGTATGCAAATATGAAACCCCAGGTATGGGAACAGATCATAAGACCGACTTTGGCAGATGTTCGTGGTGGTGCTTTATTCATAGGAACGCCAGCAGGTAAGAATCACTTCTTTGATCTCTATAAAGATGCTTTGGAAGATGATGAGTGGGAGGCTTTTCAGTTTACTTCAAGAGATAACCCTTTTTTACCTTCTGATGAAATAGAGGCTTCTAAGAAATCAATGTCCTCTATGTCTTTTAGACAAGAGTTTGAGGCTTCTTTTGAAACCAATACTGGCGGTATCTTCAAGGAAGCGTGGTTTCAGATGGATGAAGAACCAAAAGATGGGAGTTATGTTATTGCTGTTGATCCTGCTGGTTATGAGTCAATAGAGAAAGAACGGAATTTAAAACGATCACGATTAGATGAAACAGCCATTGCGATAGTTAAGATAGACAGAGATAAGTGGTGGGTTAAAGACATTCTACATGGCAGGTGGAATGTAAAGGAAACTGCTAAAAAAATTCTTAAATCGGCAATCAAGGTTGAATCTTCTACAGTAGGGATTGAAACTGGCTCTCTAAGGAACGCAATCTTACCTTATTTGGAAGATGAAATGAGAACTCAAGGAAGATGGGTTACAATTGCTGAATGTAGGCATGGTGGTAAGAAAAAGAACGATAGAATTACTTGGTCATTACAAGGAAGAATGGAACATGGTCAGATAACCTTTAATGACAAAAGAGAGTGGAGAGAATTTACTAATCAACTCATTGACTTTCCAAATCGTTTAGCACATGATGACATGCTAGATGCTTTGGCTTATATAGACCAGGTTAGCGTGGCTGATTTCGCCCACTCAATAGAATTAGATGATGAATGGAGGCCAATGGATGCAATTGCAGGGTATTAATGGTTTAACAAAAGAAGAACTTAAACAACTTCTTGATTTTAGTAACGATGTAACAAATTTGACTCAAAGATATATAGTTGCTTGTCAAATTATATCAAACCTTTTAGAAGAAAATATAAAAGAAGGAATAGAAAATTTTGATGATTCAGTAGATCTCACTATTTGTAAAATGCTATTGGATGGCGATGTAACAGTAGAACCAGAAGATAGAAAATTACATTAATATTAAAAAATATGTTATAATCGGCACTTATTAACAATTTTGAAAAAATAGGGGGGAAAGTGAAAAAAAATAAAAGTAAAGTTCATAAACGGAGAGCAGCGACAGCTAGTAAAATGAGAGCAGTTGCCAAATTTCTTACACCAATAACTCCAACACAAATGCGTAGGCATAGGGTAGGTATATCAAATGCAGCCAAAAGAAAAAAGGCTGGTAAAGGATGGCAAAGATAAAATAGTATGGATTCAGAAACGAATTATCAGGCTTTAGCAAGCTGGTTATCTTACAGACTTGAAAGCTGGAGAAATCACAGAAATATAAACTATATCCCGATGTGGGATGAATACTATCGTCTATGGCGTGGTATATGGTCTGCTGAAGATAAAACCAGGCAAATGGAAAGATCCAGACTTATTGCTCCTGCTCTACAACAAGCAGTTGAGTCCTCTGTAGCAGAATTGGAGGAAGCAACCTTTGGCAGAGGCAAGTGGTTCGACATCAAGGATGATATGCTTGACCAAGATCCAAGCGATGCAGAGTATGTACGCAACCTACTTCAGGAGGATTTAGAGAAAACTGGTGTAAAAGATGCTATTTGTGAGGTTTTTCTCAATGGTGCTATCTATGGAACAGGTGTTGGCAAGATTGTTGTCAAAGAAACAATAGAAAGAGCACCTTCGGAAGATTATGTTGATGGAACAATGGCAACTACTCGTACAGTAACAGAATATCCAGCAATAGATGTGCTTGTTGAACCTATTTCCCCCAAAGAATTTCTGATTGATCCATCTGCGAACTCTATAGATGATGCTTTAGGGGTTGCACATGAAGTCATAAAGCCTCGTTATCATGTAGTAGAAGGTATTCAGAGTGGGATTTATCGTGATGTACCTCTCGATGGTGATTATGATACTGTTAAATTCGGCTATGATCCCGAAATAAAACAGGCAGATGAGTCCGATTCAGTAAAAATATGCGAATATTGGGGTAAAGTACCTAAAAGATTCCTTAAAATAGGTGCTGACAAGGATGATTTTGAGTATTCCAAGAAAGATGAGCTAGTAGAGGCGGTTGTTACCATGTGTAATGACCAATATATCCTTAGAGTAGAGGAAAATGCCTTTATGATGGAAGATAGACCCTTTATTTCCTATCAACATGACATTGTACCTAATAAATTCTGGGGTAGAGGTGTCTGTGAGAAGGGATATAACCCTCAAAAGGCACTAGATGCTGAAATGAGAGCAAGAATTGACTCTTTGGCACTCACAACAACACCAATGATGGCAGCAGATGCCACAAGATTGCCAAGAGGCGTAAAGTTCGAGGTGCGAGCTGGTAAAACTGTCCTGACCAATGGTTCTCCAAGAGAGGCAATCATGCCTTTAGACATGGGTACAACAGATCAAAATACATTCAATCAGGTCGCATCTCTCCAAAATATGATACAAATGGGAACTGGTTCTGCTGATACAGGGGGAGGAGCTGCTGCTAATGAAACTGCTAGTGGTATGAGTATGATGCAAAGTGCTGCAATTAAGCGACAAAAGCGTACTTTAATGAATTTTCAGAACACTTTCCTCATTCCTTTGATTAATAAATGTATGTGGAGAAAGATTCAGTTCGATGTAGACCGATATCCTGTAAGTGATTATAAGTTTATACCATATTCTACAATGGGTATTATGGCAAAAGAATTAGAAGGACAACAAATGGTTAGTATGTTACAAACTATACCTAAAGATTCACCTGCTTTCAATGTTATTTTACTCGCTATGTTCCAAAACTCATCTATTCATAATAGAGATCAAATTGTTAATGCCTTAATGGAAGGCAATATACCGAATGAAGAGCAAATGCAAATGGAGCAACAGCAGCAAGAAATGCAAATGCAAATGCAACAGGCTACCATTCAAAAAACTCTTGCAGAAGCCAAGGAAGAAGAGGCGAAAGCAATCAAATGGCAATCAGAGGCTATGAATGGACAACCAAATGAAATTGATATACAAGAAAAAATACTTAAACTTCAAAAAGATTCAGTTGCTATTCAGAAAACTATTGCAGATATTGAAAATAAACGATCTGAAACGGCTAGAAATATTCCAGAAGTAGAACATTTGAAGTCTGAAACTATATTGAACCTTGCTAATGCTAGAGCAGCAGGAAGTAAAGAGAAGATTAATAGGAGGGTTCAATAATGTCATTAAAAGGAATGTTTGGATGGCTACCTTGGGTAGATGGTGAAGAAGAGCTTAGTCCAGAACAACAATTTATCAATCATTATAAAAAAACTGGTACTCTTTTAACAAATGATCGTGGCAATCCTATATTGAAATTTCAAGATATTCTACCATTATTTAAAAATAGTATGGATAAACAAAATTTGAACTTTCTTTATGAGAACCATAATCCAGCATTGTATAGAAAAAAGAAATAAATGCCAAAAACCGATATACAGTTCCTAGAAGATAGGCTATCCATGATGGAAACTGAAGGTTGGCGTGATTTTATAGAAGATTTTAAGAATTTAGAGGATAGTGCCAGTAATATCGACACTATGACCTCTGAGCAAGACCTTTGGCACGCCAAGGGTCAGTTGTTGATGATAAATTTAGTTTTAAGTTTACAGTCAGCAACAAACCTAGCGTTGGAAGAATCTGTAGACCAGAATCCAACATAATTTAACTTCATAACCCCAAGTGGGCGGAGAAACCATGAGTATAGTAGTAGATGAAGCACCTCAAACAGGTAAACCAATAACAGAAAATCAGGAAGTAACACAAGAAGTACAGGCAGAGGAAACTCAACAACCTGAATACGAAATTCCTGAAAAGTATGCTGGTAAATCAATGCAGGAGGTTATTGAAATGCATCAACAGTCTGAAAAGTTAATGAGTAAGCAATCCAATGAAGTCGGTGAGCAACGCAAGTTAATTCAAAGCCTGATAGAAGCAAAAAATAAAGCAACTGAAGCTGCTCCACCAGAAGAACCTTTTCATCAGGAGGATAACTTCTTTAATGATCCAGTTAAGGCTGTGAATCAAGCAATAGAAAACCACCCAGATGTAATAAAGGCGAGGGAAGAGAGAATGGGTAATATGCAAAAGCATAATTTGGATGCCTTAGATAAGGCTTATCCCGATTGGCAAAAAACTGTTCAAGATTCTGCTTTCCAAAAATTTATCGGTGATAGTGAAGCGAGGACAGAAATGTTTCGTAAGGCTGATACTGAATATAGGTCGGATTTAGCGATTGAACTCTTTGATTGGTATTCTTCGACAGCAATGTCTGAGAAAACCCAAGAGGCAAAAGCTGAAGAAAAGACTAAAATTCAGCAAAACCTAAAGAAAACAAGTTCTGAAACTCGGTCATCGGGAGATTCCGTAGGTGGGAAGAAAATTTACCGTAGGACTGATCTAATCAACCTACAGGTAACAGACCCTAACCGTTATGCTTCATTGGCTGATGAAATTCATTCGGCTTATGCGGAGGGTAGGGTGAAATAACATTTATAAAGGAGAAGTAAAATGGCTTTAGGCACAAATCAAGTTACGACTACGATTGCCAATAACTTCATCCCAGAACTCTGGTCAGATGAAGTTATAGGCAGTTATAAGTCGAACTTAGTGATTGCTAATCTAGTTACTAAGCTATCTCACAAAGGTAAGAAAGGTGATACGATTCACATTCCAGTTCCTTCAAGAGGTTCAGCTAGTGCTAAAGCAGCAAACACACAGGTTACACTATCGGCAGCAACAAATACTGTCATTAGTGTATCTATCGACCAACATTACGAGTATTCAAAACTGATTGAAGATATTGCAGAAGTGCAATCACTATCTTCAATGAGGAAGTTCTACACAGACGATGCAGGTTATGCACTTGCTACTCAAGTAGACACTAAACTGGGTACTTTATGGGAAGCCTTACAAGGCGGAACAGTTGGTGGTGATAATGCAGCATCATGGGAAACTGCGTATATTGGTTCAACTGGTAATACATTGTATACTGGTAACTCATCTAATGCAGCAGATATTACTGATGCTGGAATCAGAGCATTAATGCTAAAACTAGATAATGCTGATGTACCAATGGACAATCGTTCTTTGATTGTTCCACCAGTTGCAGCTAATGATATGCTGGGTATCAACAGATTTACTGAACAACAGTATATCGGTTCTGGTGATGCAATTCGTACTGGAAAAATTGGTATGATATATGGTGTAGATGTATATATATCTACTAATGTACCAACTACTACTCAATCGGGTGGTGATGGTGCTACAGACCGAGTAGGATGCTTGCTACACAAAGATGCTCTAGTTCTAGCAGAGCAACTAGGTGTGCGTTCACAGACTCAATATAAGCAAGAGTATCTTGGTGATCTATTCACTTCAGATACTATTTATGGAGTTGCAGAACTTCGTAATGATGCTGGTGTTGCGTTTGTAGTACCTGCTACTTAATCAGTAGTTAGTTAATCGTAACCCCTTCGCTTATGAGGGGGTTATTCTGAACTAATTATTGGTAAGTACTATGCCTTTTTACGACTATCAATGTAATCATGGTCATGTCTTTGAAGAGATGTGTTCTATGTCAGACAGAAATCGAAAGAAAGAATGTCCAGAGTGTGGTGAAAAAGGTAGTTTTGTAATATCAGTCAATAAATCTCGCCCTCATTTCGGAAATATAGACTCGCAATGGAATATGCGTGAGAAGAAACGCTTGAGTGAAACAGACAAGAACGGCAAATATAGGAATAAATTTAGTGGACATATTTAAAAATACAACCGAATCAGATTCTACAAGCCTTCTGGAGATAGATCGCTTCAAAGCCAAGATTATAGAAATCTGGACAAAGATGCTTGAGGAAACCTATGCTCAATACTATGATGAGGATAGTGAAGATTCCCCATCATTTGCAGAGTTCATGGAAGAGAACGCACTTAAATTCTCTGATGAACCAGAGCCAGAAAGCGAACTGGACTCCATTATGGAAATGCTTGACAGTCTTATGGATTCAAAAGAGGAACTTGAAGAAGTCAAGTCAGAGGGCAAAGCACCTACTTACAAAGGTAGTGAACTTAAATCAAACAACGAAAAAAGGAAGATAGAGGCAACAACTTATGAATTTGAAAGCAAGACTACAAAAACTCCTAGCGATTCTCGAAGTGGAGTTAAAGGTGGCTCGTATGAGGGTACGCCTAGCGGTACGATCTCTAAAAAGAAAGATGACAAAGTTATCAGGAAGTATTCGCCACTCTTAGAACAAATCAGAGATGAACTTAGGTCTTTAGCAGATAGACGAAGAATCGGTAGAAGAAAGATGAGGTTCAGACTCTAATGGGGCGTGGTAAGACTAGACCATTAGTTAAAAGGTTTCCACCAGTTCGTAGATTACAATGGAAGAAGCAAAAGACTCTTGCTATGTTAGCCAATAGAAGGCAATGGACAAGAGAATTTGAACCTCTTGAAACTGGCCCTTATGAAATAGAGATGGAACATCTAGCTGGTTATTATCTCGTTACTGAAGCCTCTATAGATGCATCACCAACATATATTATTACGGAGTAAACAATGGCAACAACTAAAGTATCGGCATTATCAGCATTAACCACAACAGATGGAGCAGAGGAACTACTCATTAATGATGGTGGTACTTCCAAGAAAGTTACCATTGCTAATCTACTTCACGACAATTCAATAGATAGCGACCACTATGTAGATGGAAGTATTGATTTAGCACACATGTCTAGCGAATCTGTAGATGAAGATAATCTACATATTTCAAATGCTGGTAGTAATGGACAATTCCTAAGTAAACAATCTGGTGATGCTGGTGGTTTGACTTGGGCAACTCCAACAGATACTAACACTATGGGAAGTGGCTTTACTGTATCAGCAACAACAGATTCTAACGCTACAACTATAACTCAAGGCGATGACTTGATGATAGCAGCAGGTACAGGTATTACTACCGAAACAACCGCAGATGGCACAGTTACTATTACGAATACAGTTTCTGGTGCTAGTACCGCAACCTCTAGTGCTACAGGAGTTGTGAAAATAGAAGATGACACCGACCAATCTGTAGCAGCTAACGCTGTAAGTGCAACTGCTGGAAGAACTTATGGTGTACAGTTAAATTCTAGCGACCAAGCAGTTGTCAATGTACCTTGGACTGACACCGATACTGTTTATACTCTACCAGAAGCATCTGCATCTACCAAAGGTGGAATAGAACTATTCAGCGATACTGACCAATCAGTTGCTGCTGAATCCGTAAGTACTACAGCTAATAGAACCTATGGTCTACAATTAAACTCTGATGGACAGGGTGTTGTTAATGTTCCTTGGACTGATACAGATACTAATACTATGGGTAGCGGTTTCACAGTATCAGCAACGACTGACAGTAACGCAACTACCATAACGCAAGGTGATGATTTGATGTTCACAGCAGGAACAGGAATTACCTGCGAAACAACAGCAGATGGAACTGTTACCATTTCAAGTACAGTTACAGATACCAACACTATGGGTAGTGGTTTTACTGTTTCCGCCACAACAGATACCAATGCTACGACTATAACACAGGGCGATGACTTAATGTTTACTGCTGGTAGTGGTATTACACAGGAAACGACAGCAGATGGTACAGTTACTACTACATTAGACTTAACTTCTGACCAATCTTGGTCTGGCTCTCAAAGAGGAACACCTAGCGTTGTAACAGATGGTACATTAGATTTAAACACAGCCAATAACTTTAAGTACACACCCGGTGGTGCTGATACTCTTGAATTTTCAAATGAAACTGCTGGTCAATCTGGTTTTATTACTGTAATCAACGCATCTGGACACGCTATTAGTCTTGGTAGTGAGGTTAAGAAAGGTTCTAGTTGGGATGTTTCCACAGCAGGTACTTATATAGTTACCTATTATTGTGATGGCACTAGTGTTTATGTTTCGGCAAGCGAGGCTCTAAGTTAATAATGGCAGTTCTTAATACAGGTTTAGCAACACCAGCTACAGGTGATTTCACGATACCTTATTCGTGTAGGTTTAATGATGGTTCTACCTCACACTTAAAAAGGACTTTTGGTAGTGCTGGCGATACTCAAAAATGGACTGTTAGTTTTTGGGTTAAACGAGGTCAGATTTCTGAGGCTTATTATATAGGTGGGCACGGACAACAGAATATTATGTCTGTTGGTGTTGATGGTAATAATTATGCTGAAATAGCCTTCGCTTCTAATGACTATTTGTATTTTTTTGAGGCTATAAGCGGTGCATATCCTATGCGTTTTTATAAAGATGGATATAGACTACACGACACAGGTGCTTGGATGCACATACTTATTGCTTCCGATTTATCACAGGGTACAGATGCCAACCAAGTCAGAATATATTTTAATGGTGTAGAGTGGACAGATTGGAATGTTTCAAATACCGATAACTCTACTTGGGCACATTGGAATAGTGCTGATGAATGGAATATTGGAACTAATACAGGTCATAATGGTAGTAATTTTGATGGTTATCTGGCAGAAATGCACTGGATAGATGGTGCTCAATTAACTCCAGCTTCATTCGGTGAAACAGGTGATTATGGTGAGTGGAAACCTATAAAAGTTACTGGTTTAACTTATGGCACTAATGGATTCTATCTTGATTTTGCAGATTCTGCTGACTTAGGTAATGATGTGTCTGGCAACAATAATGATTTTACATCTGTTAATCTTACAGCAGCAGACCAGATGCTTGATAGTCCTACGAATAACTTTGCTACTTGGAATCCACTTTTCCATACTGCTGGAAATGTAGTACATTCAGAAGGAAATCTTAAAGCACACGAAGATTCAAATGGAAGTTATTATGGAAATATAGCTACAATGTTTCCTACTTCTGGCAAATGGTATGCAGAAATAATATTTACTACATTAGGAACTGTGCAAATGGGTTTTGTTACTGCCAATACTTGGATAGATGGTAATAGAAATATGTTTAGTACCTCAGATAATATTTATTTACAGTCTGCACAAACATCTTGGCAAAATACAACTGTTTCTGGGGGTTCAAATTCTGTAACTGCTATAGCTACAGATGCTATTATTCAATTAGCTTGGGATGTTGATAATGGCAGAGCGTGGCACGGAATTAATGGAACTTGGCAAAATTCTGGCAACCCAGCAGCAGGTACAAATTATTTTAATTTAGACTCAGGTTATGCTGATGGTACAGGAATATTTACTGGATTATGTGGTTGTGGTGCTGGAGATACTACAGCAACAGTATTTGCTAACTTCGGTCAAGACTCCTCATTTACAGGTGAAAAGACAGCACAAGGCAATCAAGATGGTAATGGTATAGGTGATTTCTATTACACTCCGCCTAGTGGCTTCTTAGCATTATGTACATCTAACCTACCAGCAGCAACTGTTACACCTAGTGAGCATTTTAATACTATCTTATATACTGGTGATGGTAATACTGATAGAGGCATAACTGGTGTTGGTTTTCAGCCAGATTTCGTTTGGATTAAACAAAGAGCTACAGGTGCTCAAGACCACAGTATGTACGATTCTGTAAGAGGAGCAAATAAGAAATTAAAAGCTAATACAACCGATGCAGAGTTTACTGATACTAATGCTCTAATGTCTTTTGATGCAGATGGATTTGAAGTAGATGATGATGCACAAGTGAATGATAATACTGATACTTATGTAGCTTGGAACTGGAAAGGAGGCGGTAGTGCTGCAAGTAATGGTGATGGTAATGTTACTACTAGTGTATCAGCAAATACAGATGCAGGATTTAGTATAGTAGATTGGGATGGCGATGGTAGTGGCCCTAATACCTATGGACACGGATTGAATTTAGCACCAGAGTTTGTGACTGTTAAAAAGAGAAATGATACAAGTTATTGGTATACTTGGTTTAATGGAATAACTTCCAATTATGCAGTATTTCTTAATGATACCAATGCTCAACAAAATGATGGAAACATCACAGCAGTATCAGCGACTACTATAACAGCAGCAGATGGTACTATGTGTGATAGCGGAACACATTGGATAGCATATTGTTGGCACTCTGTTGAAGGATATTCAAAGATAGGTTTGTATGAGGGTAATGGTTCTGCACATTATGGAACGTATGTTTACACAGGATTTAGACCCAAAATGATTATTGTGAAAAATATAGATGCTGGTAGCAATTGGTCTATAGTAGATGTTGCGAGGGATACAACTAATGTTTCGCAGGAAACAAAGAAATTGGAAACAGACTTAGATGGAGCAGAAACAAATGTAGCAGCAAACACAGTAGATATACTATCTAATGGATTCTCGATGAGAAACACATCTACTGATATGAACGCTTCTAACACTTATGTCTACCTAGCCTTCGCAGAAACACCTTTTAAATACTCAAACGCACGATAGGAGCAAAATATGTGGTACTTTAACGGACAGATAATAAAAACACCAAAGGAAATGGTGATAGATGGTATTACGCATCCTAGACAAATATTTAGAGATAGTGATACACTTGCATCATTGGGAATCAAACCTTATAGTGAAACAACACCTGATGGTAGATACTACCATAATGGTGCTTTTACTGTAGATGAGTCTGGTGATGAAGTCGTAGGCACTTATGCTGGAATTGCGAAAGATGTAGCGACACTTAAAGCAAGTATGTTAGATACGATTAATTCACAAGTAGCTGGAAAGCAAAGTGCTATAGATTGGTATTGGGCTAGAGCAGACAAAGGACACACAGCAGTACCTTCTGCAATAAGCACTTATGCTACAACAATATATAGCGAACAAGCAACTAAAGAAGGTGAGGTTGCTGCTCTATCTACCCTAGATGAGATTATGGAATATGAGAACCGCCCACATACAGAAGTAAGAAGAACAGGTGTTGGTGATGAAACTACATCATCTACTAGACATATCAATATGCTAGAACATTGGACAGCAAATCCTAATGATGAAGTAGACCCAGCATTTGTGAGTTTGACTGCTGACTAATGAGCGACAGACTACGCAACAATTTAGTTGCAGGTTTTATAGTAGCAGCGTTTTGGATTATATGGGTTTTCCCTGTAATGGCTGACCCTATAGTAACAGAGAGTACAAGTAACAGTACAGTAACAAATACTACAAAGACTGAAAGCACAATAAAGACAAATCCTCCTAGTGCGATCAGTCCAAGCATAAATGCCAGTAATAGTGATCTATGTACAGTAGGTGTAAGTGGTGCAGTACAAACACAGATTTTAGGAATTTCCACAGGACAAGCATACAGAGATGCCAACTGTGAGAGATTGAAGATAGCAAAGGTTTTGTATGATATGGGTATGAAAGTAGCAGCAGTAAGTGTGATGTGTCAAGATTTTCGTACTTGGGATGCGATGCAAAAAGCTGGAACTCCCTGCCCGATAAAAGGAAAGATAGGCGAAGAGGCAGAGGACTTATGGAAGAAAAACAAGCGTGAGATACCGAAGCAAGAGAATCTCAAGACGATGGACAGAGGGGAGTTTCTTTACACTCTTCTTAATGGCATTATTAGTGTCGTGCTTATCGCTCTTCTGGTCGGCTAAAGCAGATGCACCAATAGTTGAGCATCAGATTGCGGATGACCAATGGGTTGAAGTACCTCTCGACTTTACCTTCCCTTTTTATGGGAATAGCTATGTTACTAGCTTTATGTTCACTAATGGGGTTGTGGGTTTTCTTGACCCTCTTGATGTACCTGGGAGTGGCTATATACACGATGGGTTGTGTTGCTCTGGACAAGATTTTTCAAGTGGAGCGACAGGTGTAAGATTTAACTACACCATAATGCCTTGGCATACTGACTTAATAGATACAGGTGCAGGTAGGTTTTATACACAAGGCGATTCCACATACCAGAAATATATGTGGGAGAACTTAGCAGAGTATTACAACACCAATACAAGTAATACTTTTGACCTAACAATATTTCCGTTAGGCAACATAGAGATAAACTATGAGCAAGTTCAAATTAATAACCACGCTGTAACTGTAGCAGTAGTCGGTGATTTAAGTGCAGGTGAATATACACAATGGTTCTATAATCATCCGACACAAGATGGTGCAATCTTTTGGAACAGTCAAGAAGATGATCCAGTAGAAATAACAAGTGGTAATAGTATATGTAGTGTTGTACCTGATAGTCATATAAGTTGTTTGTACTATCCAGAGGCTTATGCTTTAGCAGTATATAACCAGAACTGTGCAGCAAATGCTTTATA